AAAGTGGGGACTGCTTCATGAGATTATCACACCGTTTGGAAGGATACAGATGTCGGATTCCCATATTAAGTGTGATGAATATGGAGCACCGCGTGCGAATGTTCTTCCCGACCATCTCGCAAAGTTGGGGGAATTGTACACTGTGACACCCTACAAATCAAGCGAACCCTTTTACGAGAGGGGAGAGACGCCCATTCATTTTACAGAATACAACCCTAACGCACACAAGGTACGGAAAGAAATGGGTAATAAGAGCGGTTGGTTTGCAGATAACCATTGGGCAGACATGTCATTTGAGTACACGGTGCAGAATGAGTACCTCCCCCCGACAAGTATAGTCTATAACTTGGACCGTTATAGGAAGTGTGGTGAGTCTGCTAGCCGTAATATTACCCACCAAATTGCTGGGTGGAAATCAAGGATTAACGGCGATTTGGCGAACGAATTGTGGAGGGCGTTGACAAATAAGCACAATGTGTAAATAAATAAATTATGTAAAAATTAAACTAACAACCCTAATTTTTATTTAGATATCTTGATGTTTTAGTGTTTACGAAATAACACAACAATGATTTTTAACATTTTTATTATATGCTTGACTATAATATCTTTCAGTATCTTGATATTTTTCAAGTTTATATTTACATGTTTCGTTTATTATATCATTAATTGTTGAATCAACACATTCACCATTTACACTATCAACAATATAAATAGATTTAGCATCTATTTCTTTCATAATATCAATATCTTCTGGATGTATTTTTCCAATACTCTTTTCTCCAACAAGATTTCTTTTATTATATGTATCTTTTATATCTAAATCAATATCAAAATTATCAATATACGTTAAAGTATTATTTGATTTTGATATATTTAAATTAATTGGTTCTAATTTAGGGTCAAATATATTTCTAATCATAAATAACATAGGTTTAACACCCATATTTTCCATTACTATCTTTACTTTTGAATGCCATTCTCGCACAGATTCTATATCCGCGCCAGTATTATCGTTATATACATATACAATGCAACTTGCATTTTTAACATATGCTTTTATAAGATTTAAAAATTTACAAGTTCCTGATAAATCCCACATATCTACCTTGACAATATTATTTTGATGTTTAATAACTTTTGAAAAAAAATCAATACCAATAGTATTGGAAACTTTTGTATTTTTGTGAAATACATTATTATAATTTGAAAGTAATGTAGATTTACCAGCATTACTATTTCCAACAAAAAACATTCTCATTGTACTATCAACTTGTTTGAAATCGTGATTAACTTTAACCATATCTAATGATAGAATATTTAAAAATTTTAAATATCGAATTTAAAATTTTTAAATATAATTTACAATAATTTACAATAATAATTGTTATCTTATTCTAATGTTCCATTTTTAAGGTGAACTGAATATGACCATAAATATTTAACATATAAAATACTTCCAAGTAACCATAATATATATAGTAATGAAGCAAGAACTAATTCAATAGGTTGCAATATCGCAAAAACTGTGAAAAATTGTATTAAATTTGTAACCATATATATGGATATAAAAACTGTATATAAAATATATAATCTCTTCGCACTATATGATAGTAAATGTATATCATTACTGTTCATACTTTGTGAAAGATTAATATTATTTGCCACACCATAACAAACTAATATAAATACTATTGAACAAATCATTTCAATGGTAATTGATGATATGGCACCACCTCCTAAATGACCAAATCTATACATTTCATTTCCATGTGCCAATAAACATATAAACCATATAAGTGCTATTGCATAACTCCATTTTTTAAGATTATCTCTAAAATTCATAGGATCGCCATTAAAGCAACCATTTTCCGGGGTTGTGAGACAATTCATTTAATATAATCATTATTTTATTTTAAATAATTATTCGTTATATGATAAATTTTCAGATTTACACCCTTGAAGTTTTATACCTTTGAACATTTAAAACGCCGAATATAAAAAATTGATTTAATTATGATATTTAAAATACCATAATTGAAATGAATCCTAAAGTTTTACAAGAAACATTTGTACCTTTATTTCCAATTAAAGGTTGTGAATGTAAGGATATATTACAAAATATTAACAAAAATTATAGCGAAAACCCAGAATATAGTAATTATTGTATTTATGTAGGACATTGTGAAATTGTTGATTTTGAAACAGGACAGAAAGCAAAAGGACCACCCAAAATAGGTAAATCAAGATATTTATCAGCATTAAATAGAGGAAGAAGTCAAGGTGGTAGTGATTGGATATTTGATTATATATATTTTGTACCCGAAGAAGAAAAATATTCTAAATTAGAGACACAAATACATAATGAATTAAAGAAATTTAACCTTAATAAACCACATCATAGAGAACTATATAATTTGTCAATTAACGATGCTATTGATAAAGTTAAATCTATCATAGAATCGGCGTTTTAAATATTCAAAGGTGTAAAATACCGGTTTTACCAACAAAAAATCAACAAGGTTTGCCTGTTTCAAGACGTGTAATACACCTGATGAAGTTCTACATAGGTATACAATGTGCGTCAAGTTCTGTATAGACTAAGTACATTATATAAATATATTTTATAATTTTTTAACCCTTAAAGTTGTAAAATTAATATTATATAATATGGTATTATTTATATTATTTCCAGGGTTAGGAGTTCAAAAAAAAATATGGGAATTAACACATGATAATAATAAACTTATTAAACTAACATTTCTAAAAGAATTAAAAAAATTAGGTGATGTATATACATATACTCCCAATATATATAAATTTTTTTATTATAAAAAGTATCTTTCTAAATTACAAAAATTAGAAGATAAATTTAAAGAAAAACCATCTAAAATAACACTTAACCAATTTGACATTGATAAAGAATGTCATAGAATATATGAAGAAGTTAAATCATATAAAGGTAAATTTATACCACTTGGTCATTCTGCAGGAGGTTGGTTTGCATATCGTTTTTCACAATTATATCCTACAAGATGTAGTAAACAAATACTAATTGAAAGCGGGAGATTACTATTGCAATTTGAATTAGCAATATCTGATAAAAAATATCCAAATTTAAATATAAAACAATTACAAAAAATAGAAGACAGTATTAAAACCCAAAAAGACAATAGTAAGTATATAAATATGTTAATGGATATTGCATTATATAAATATTCATTAGATGTTAAAAAATTTAATGGTAAAGTACGAATACCAACATTATCATTTGAAAATATAAAAATACCAGAAGACAAAAAATGGAAATCAGAACATAATGATAAATATGAAAAGGAAATGATAAGAATAAATAAAAATAAGATTAAATTTGTTAATTTAGTTAATACAAATCATTTTCCTTGGGAAATATCTCATTATAGCGATGAAATGATAAGACAAATAAAATGTTTTATTAGATAAAAGGCATTTTAAATGTTCAAAGGTGTAAAACTTCAAGGGTGTAAACATTGAAATTGTCATTGTCATTGAAATTGTCATTGAAATTGTCATTGAAATTGTCATTGAAATTGTCATTGAAATTGTCATTGAAATTGTCATTGTCTATTAAGTTGTTCTTGTTGTTTTTTAATTATCAATTCGTACTCTTGAAGTTTTATAATAGCCTTTCTGAAATTATATGTAGCAAGTGTAAATCCTTCAATTGCCTTGTTTCTTTGAAATATTAATTTTTGTTCAATTGTGTCTTGTTCATTTTCTTTATATTTTTCAAATGATGGTCTTTCACACGCGAAACAACACTCATCGCCCATTGGATATACAGACCCAGGTTTCCAAACACCATGTGCTAGGAAATAATGACATTCATTACATACGTTTATTGAAACTTCTTTCATACCAATTGTTGAAGACCATTGATGTTTATTTCCCAAATAATTTTTCGAATCCGTCGAAACAGAACACATTGTACAAATCTCGATATCTGTTGCACTCTCCGTCATTGATAAATGGCGAAATCAAATCGAATGATTATGTTACTTTAAAAATTTCAATTTTAATAAATAAAAATAAAATTTGTGAAACTTTTGTATCCCAAAATTTATTTTAAATAAAAGAACAATCAATATATTTTATGTATATTATCCGAATTTATATTTGTATATGCACTAAAATATGGTGTAGGAGGGATTTCAATTGTCAGATTGAAAATGTTTTCCATCTTATTTATAAAATATAAATAAATTTCAATTTTATATAGTATTTAATTTATTATAATAATTTAATTTATTCTTTCCATTTGTTTTTACAATTAATACAAGTTATGAATGCTGTCATTGGTTCATCTGCAGACCGTGTTTGCAACATATAATAAGTACATTTACGCATTTTACATTTCCTACATTTAAACTGATCCGTGTATTCTTTTTCTTTCTCTTTGTCCATGGCAGTGTTTTGTTGTCTTTCAAGAATTTTTTTCCAATGCTCTGGATAAAGTTCTTCGGGTTTCATATCAACAAGATATTCGATTTCTATTTCATTATTTATAATTTTTCGCAAAAGTTCGGGATTACCAATATGGGATCGAGGATTTATATTATCGATTATAGATGCGGCTTTATGAATATAAATATTTTTAAATAATTTACAATCCCAACTTTTCTCTATATGATTGGCTTCAGTTATTCGAATCGTCCAGTTATAAACACTTCTTTCAATCTTTTTAGATTTTTTATCAACTAAAGGGTTAAGATGTTGAATAACCTTTGTTCTAAGGTTATTCATCAGTGTAAATAAAAATTATTAAAATTCAATTTTAAAACTATTATTTAGTATTACTTTAATTACCAAACATATAATTTATATAACATTCTGAAGTACACGCAATAATATTTACATTTGCATTTACATTTGCATTTACATTTGCATTTACATTTGCATTTACATTTGCATTTACATTTTTGTCCCCGTATTGAGGAAATTCCATTTCCTTACTCATAATTTTTTTGTTACAATTGATACAAATCTTACCATCAGAAAGCATTGGTAAATGTTATATCTATATAAATAATCGAAATCAATTTTA